TCTGCGTCTGGATCTGCTCCAGCTTGATCTCTTCAACACGAGCCTGTGCAATGAAGCCACGCTCAGCCAAGGCCAACTCGCGCTCCTTCTGAGCAGCAACGAGGGCTAGTTCATGTTTCTTGTCCTGCCGGTCTTGGAAGATTTGCAGGATCTTGGGTAGTCCACCCGCGAGGAAGGACAGGAACGTTGAGACCATCGTCATCATGGCTTAGCCCTCAGTAGACAGTGCATTAGTAGTACTCCACAAGCTGCCATGAGCCAGCGCACGACTGCCCAACTGCTCCGTTTGTGAAAACAATCGTGGTTGAATTAGCTAACGTAAAATAACCTTGTGCACCCCACTCAGGGCTTCCCGTAACCGTAACGCGAACACCCAAATTCATCAGGATGCTTTTAGATGTATCCACAGATGTGATTGTTATGGACTCCGTTGCTCCTGCGGCAACCGAACCACTGACACCCCGCTGAATTGATTTGATATTTCCAGCGCCAAATTGAGTGAAAAAACTCATGCCATTACCCATCCTTCAGTGTTATCGGTAAAGCGAAGCTGTGCCGATGCGTAGGGAGCGTTCAACGTCATATCTTCTGCAATACCTTGAATGTTTTTGCCGTTACGAGCGATGACGTTCGTTGTCAGGCTGTTAGCCACGGTGACATAAATTGTGTCGCCTGAACTTGGTGAACCCGGCAGCGTAACCGTGGCAGCAGAACCTGCGGTCAAAACGTAGTGGAACCCAGCCGAAGCAGAGATGGCCGTGGAAGAAGTCACGGTCACGACCGGAAGTCCCGCTGAAGCAAGCGTGATGCTGCCAGCATTATTCGTAATGGTCATGCCGGTACCGGCAGTCAGGGTCGATAGAGCAAACCCAGATCCGTTACCGATCAACAACTGACCGTTAGTCGGGGTCGAATCTACACCGGTTCCACCCTCTGCAACACGAAGCGCGTTGGTCAGCGTCAGGCTGGTGGCGGAGAAGTTTGTACCTGTGAGGGTCGTGATGTTGGCTGAAGTAGACCCGAGGTTTGTAACCGTAGCCGAAGTGTAGGTGGCCGTCGTACCTGTGAGGGTCGTGATGTTGGCCGATGTTGCACTGAACTGCGCTCCACTTGCTAAGACAACCGCGCCCGTACCCGTGCTAGACCCGATGCTAATTGTGATCGACTGCGTACCAGTTGATTGAAGCGGTGCGGTCGCGTTGACAGATGCAATGAACCCGGTGCCCGTTGCCGTGATTGTGATTGACCCGGCAGCGTTGGTGATGCCGACACCCGGACCACCGTTCAGAGTATTGAGCGTAAAGCCCGTGCCGTTACCAACCAGAAGTTGTCCGTTTGACGGGGCAGCGGCACTGCCTGTACCGCCTTGAGCCACGCCAAGAGCATTTGCTAGGGTCAGACTGGTAGCCACCATGTTGGTGGTAGTAAAACTAGTACCGCTCAACGTCGTAATGTTGGCCGAAGTGCCAGAGAGCGTAGTAATACCGGCTGAGGTTGAAGTCAGCGTCGTGATCGTGGCAGAGGTCGCCGTCAGGTTAGTGACGGTAAAACTGTTCGTACCAAAGTCAGCGATGTAGTTCAGGCCGTTGACGATATCGGTACCGTTACATACCAACACCACCTTTTTGCCGTTGGGCACCGAGACACCGGTCTGACCTGCCACCTTGACCGTAACTTGTCCGGACGAAGTGTTGTTGTAGATGAAGTACAGCTTCTTGTTGGACGGGACAATCAGGTTCGTGCTTGCGCCGCCCGTGCCGGTCAACTCGATAAACATGTTACGAGCCACGCCCGACGCACCGTTCGGAATGGTGATACTCGTGTCTGTACCCGTGGCGACTGCCTGAGTGACGTAGCCCGAGATGGCCTGTTCAATCAGCGTACCGAGGTTGGTATTGGTGGTATTACCCCACGCACCGGCTTGGTCTCCAGTACCAATAAGCTCGATGGCAAGGTTAGTTGAATATGTACTAGCCATTTAAAACCTCACGCCGCAATTTGCGTCCAGTTTGGCGTCTGTGTGTCGTTAATCTGTGTCCAAGTCGTTGTCTGCGAGTCGTCAACCGGAGTCCACGGCCCAGTCGGTACCGGAACAATATTACCCCAAACAAGTACTTGACCAATAGCACCGGTTGCGCTAACGCCGGTCGGGAAGACCACAGCACTGCCCGTGACAGATACCGTCCCAACTGCGCCCGACGCAGATACACCTGTGACCGGGGCATTAGCCGAAGCTGCTGCCGTAGCCGTACCAAGTTGGGCTGCACCTTCCACGCCCGTGACGGCGAGGACTTGATCGGTTTTGACGAAGACATCGCCAATAGCACCGTTTGCCACCGCCGGTAACGGAATAATGACCGCGCCTGCTGCGACTGTGACATCGCCAACTTGACCTGTAGCTTCAACTCCAGTGACCGGGATATTGGCAGTCGCAGCCACCACAACAGTCCCAACCGCCCCGGTAGCCTCAACACCGGTAACAGCCAGAACCTGATCTGTGACAACGAAGACCGTACCAAGTTGGCCGTTTGCTTCGATGCCCGTAACCGGGACAACGGCTTGGGCTGCAATAACAACGTCGCCAACGAATCCTGTGGCTTCAACCCCAGTGACCGGAGCATTTGCATCGGCAGCGACGGCGACATCGCCAACAAAACCGGTAGCCTCGACCCCCGTGACTTCAATGATGAAGATGATTTGGACGGTGACATCGCCCAGTTCGGCAGTGGCGGCAACCCCGTTCGGGAATACGTTGGCAGGGGCTACAACAAGGACATCACCAAGCTGACCGGTGGCTTCTACCCCAGTTACGGATACGTTGACATCGCCACTACCAAGATCGGCAAAGGGTGCGGCGGCAAATGGGGTAAAACCGAGCATTGGTTATGTCCAGCTAATCTCTACCCATGAAAGTGTATTCTCATCCCACTGATAGCGTTTACCGTCTGACGGGTACGGCACAGGCGCATCCCACTCCAAAGTGGTTTCATTAAGCACGTACGACGGGTAGGGCTTTGGAAACAAAAACGCATCGCGTGATACATCGTATGTACCATCAATAGGCGCATAACGACACCGAAACTTGTTGTTGTAACTTGTCTGTACCCAGCGAGTATCCGCGCCATATAAAGACCGACAGAACTCAACACCCTTCTGCTCAGACTCCGTGCCGTCAGGTCCAATCACTTCGGCATTCGCAACGACGATGACTTGAATAACAACGTTGTTTTCGTCAAGTTGTGCAAAGTGCGCCATACATCACCAAGTAATTGAGCCAGAGCCGGTCCACTGATAAGTACGGAAACCGCCGGATACCGTAACGGTTGGAGATCCAGTCGTTGAAGTGGCGGCAGCAAATGAACTAGAGTAACGAACAATTACAAAACCAGAGCCTCCTGCGCCCGCTGTTGCAGAAACATTAGGCCCGCCGCCGCCACCGCCTCCACGGTTAGGGCCGCCATCAATCCCGTCGCTAACATCATCTTCAACGCCGCCAGCGCCGCCGCCAGAACTTCCGCTGCCTGCTGTGCCAGATAAAACTGCTGTGCCACCGCCACCACCGGCATAAAAAACAGAACTGCCAGACATTGATGAAGAAAGTCCAGCGCCGCCGTTTCCACCAAAACTAGAATCGCCATTCCCACCCACAGCGCCAGCGCCGCCACCGCCGCCCTGACCATAAGACGGGCCAAAAGGAGTGCCAGAGCCGCCGTTATTGCCTTGTCCTGATGTGCCAGCGCCGCCAGTTGTTAGCGAACTACCGCCTCCTGATCCACCGGAACCGCCAACTCTTTGAACGGAATCATCGCCGCCACCGCCACCGCCGCCGCCCGTAGAAGTGATGCTGCTAAATACAGAGTTGCCGCCAGAGCCGCCTCTTAATCCAGTACCGCCAGCAGAGCCGCCGCCGCCCACTGTAACGGTGTAAGTACCTGCGGTAATTCCAGTCAGCGTGCCGGTTCTAAATCCGCCGCCACCGCCACCGCCAGCCATACCCCAACTTGGTCGGCCTTTACCGCCACCGCCGCCGCCAGCAATTACAAGGTATTCAACAGATGTTGGTCCGCTGTAACTTGATTTGCCCCAAAAATTAGTCGGCATCGTTATTGCGCCGCTTGCAACCCCAGCAAGTGTTCGCACATTTGCGTCGTTTAACGATCTTTGGGCTGTAGCAGAACCGCCCAACTCAAGAGCAATAGATTGGCCTACTGTTGAGCCGCCAAGACTGATTGGGCCTGATGCATTAAGCGTCATGGCTTACTTCGCCGCCTTGAGTGCTTCGACCTCCGCCTTCAACTCCTTGATGGCTTCGATCAAGAGCGGGACCAACTTCTCGTACCGGACGGTCATGTAATCCTCACCAGACTTGCTCTTGTTCTCTGCATCCATATCAAACGGAGCAGGAGCAATGACTTCCGGCAAGATCGCTTTTACTTCTTGGGCCGAGACACCGACTTGGAGTTCCTTGTTTTTGAACCCGAACTCTTCGGCCTTCTCGTTCTCAGTGTAGTAGTAGCCATTCAACTGGCTGACTTTGTACAGCGCATCACCGATCTTGCCCTTGAAGTCTTTGAGGCGAGCGTCGGAGTAGTAGGCCGTGACGTTGTTGGTTGCGCGGATTTCACCACCCGTACCTGATGCAGGAGTGCCGACACCAAGAGTGCCAATCTTCATTGCGGCTAATCCGGCACCTGCGCTCCAACCGCCTACGGCAAAGTTATTGTCAGTATCAATACCAAAGTAAGAAGCGTATGCACCCTGCCTGTGGAAAGACATGAACGCGGCGTTTGCGCCGCCCGGATTTATAGCCTCAAGACCGCCAAGACTGCCTGTTGCAGTCAACATCGTTCCTACGTTCTGACTGCCGGCAAATAGTTTTCTTGCAGATGACGTTTGAGTGGAAGACAAATACATTCCGTCAGTGACGGTTGCGGCGTTGCCGGTCGTGCTATCAGATACACGCGCAGAATCAACACGCACACCATAGGTGTTACTGCCGTTCCAGCCCATCAACGTGGGATATGAACCAGTCCAAGCAATTTGAGAGTTTGTATTGTTTACAGAAGCGCCAGATGGACTTGTGCTAGCAGAAGCATCAAAAATAACGTGGCCGCTACCATAGTTCTTCCAGCAAAGCATACCGACACTGTTATTGATCACAGTGCCATCGTTCCAAGAAGTACCACGACTTGCACACGCACCAACCGTGTTGTAACTAACAGTTAAAGCGCCACTACCATTGAACGTAGACCCGCTTGCACCGCCTGCACCGCCGTTGTTGAACGTGGCAGAGTTTGTAGTATTAGCAGTGATGGTGATGTTGGAACCACCGTTGAAACTCGTGCCGTTAATCGTCCGAGCGTTTTGAAGTAAGGTTGCTGTGCCAGCGTTACCACTGATGCTTGCGTTCGCCGTATTAGATACAGTCAAATTTGTATAGGTAGCAGTCGTACCAGTCAGCGTGGTGATATTGCTGCTGGTAGCCGTCAGAGTTGTAATCTGAGCACTTGCACCACGAAGCTGCGTAGTTGCAGTCGTACCAAACGTAGTGCCCGTTAGCGTGGTGATATCCGCCGAAGTAGACTTCAGATTGTCTATCGTTGCGCTCGTTGATTTGAGCGTCGTGATCGTGCCGGAGGTGTACGTCAAGTTCGTGCCAGTCAACGTGGTGACGTTGGCAGATCCAATACTTAAATTAGCCAGCGTGAGGCTAGTCAGCGCAAGGTTCGTGACCGTAGCCGACGTATAGGTAGCCGTCGTGCCCGAGACAGTCGTGACCGTCGCACTCGTGAAGTTACCGTTGGAGTACGTAGCGTTCGTACCCGACACCGTAGAAATGGTGGCAGAGGTAGCAGCGAGTTGAGAGACCGTACCGCTTGAGTACGTAACGTTCGTGCCAGAGAGCGTGGCAATCGTGGCAGAGGTAGTTCCCAACTGAGTGATGTTAGCACTGCTGAATCCAGCAGTTGTACCTGTGACCGTCGTGATGTTAGCCGAAGAACCTGTGATCGTCGTGATGGACGCACTGACCGCAGCCGTGATCGTGGCACTGGAGATCGTCGCGCCTTGATCCAGAACAACACTGCCCGTGCCGGTCGAGTTGGCAATGCTGATATCCGGAGTTGTGCCGCCGCTTGATGCAAGTGGGCCTGTGGCTGTGACAGCCGTGACCGTACCACCCAAGCCCGTAGCAGACAGAGTGATGCTGCCAGCACTGTTCGTGATGGAGACGCCTGATCCCGCCGTGAGAGTCGAGAGTGTGTAGTTTGATCCGTTACCAATCAGCAGTTGGCCGTTGGTCGGAGTAGTGCTAAGTCCAGTGCCGCCGTTAGCGGCTGTAACCGGTGTAGCCAGCGAGATTGTGGTGTTGGTCAGCGAGATGCCGTTACCAGCCGAATACACTTGAGCCTGACTGAACTCAGCGAACGTAATCGGGGTCGTACCAAACGTAATCGTGCCAGCCGTATTACAGACGTAAGCCGCGCCTTTCTGGGACGTACCGCCCGTCGTGAAGAAATAACTACCTTCGTCCAGTGAAGTCGAAGTCTGTTGCCCGGAAGTATCGGCGTCCGAAGAACGGGTCATCACATACGGAGTTGAAACAGTACCAACCGTCGTTACAACGTAGATACCGTTTTCAGCCTGATCGTCACAGTCCTTGATGAGGACACGCTGCGCTGCTTGAGCCACCGTGCTGTCGATGACCAAGGTTCCGTTGGCCGTAGCCGTCAGAGTCGCGCTAACACCCGCAGTACCGTTGTTATAGTTGTCGTTTCGTCCTGAATCGGCTGGAGTGGTTAGGACAACGGCTTCGTGAATGTGCAGAGCAGCCGACGACATGTTATCGACGTACTCTTTTGTCGCAGCATCCGACTGAAGGCTCGGCGCACCAAGGTTGATGATCCTGCCACTAGCAGCAGTGATATTGCCCGACACATCAAAGTTGACTGACTTCTCAGACGGGTAGGTAACAAATACCTTTTTCTGTCCTGCGGAAAATCCAACCTTCGCACCGCTCGCGCTTGATGACAGCACCGTATCTCGGGAGAGCGTCGTCCCCGATGAGGTGTACGTACCGATGCCCACTTCCCACTCGGTGTCACCCGCAATGGTGTAGTAGGTCTGGTTAGCGTTTCCTACGACCGCAAAGGACTGATACCCCGGCTCAGCACCAGCCAGAGTAATCGTCCCACTGCCAGTCGAAGTCGTCGTCTCAAGGACGCGATCAGCAAGCACGAGGGCCATGTCACCCTCCGATTAAGCGATACGAAGAATAGCAGTCGAAGCCGCAGCAGCCGGGAACTGGATGGTGAAGTTACCCGCCGTCGAGGTCTTGTCACCACCAAACGCCAGCACCGCCACAGCCTTGTTACCCTGAGTCGAGTTATAGATCAAAGCACCGTTGGCCGTGATCGTCGCGCTCGGGAAGGTCAAATCATCGAAGTCGATGAAAGCCGTCGTGCTGCTAGAAGTCGGCACCTGCGAGATCGTCAGCGTCAGCCCACCCGCCGTGTAGTTCGTACCAGACGAGGAGACTTCATCAGCCGAAGAGTAAGCCGTGGTAGCGGCACTCAACGTAGCCGACGAAGTATAAAGGGCCAGCTTGAACACATCCGCAGCCGTCGAAGCGCGGATCACGCCGGTACCAAAGTTGTGGATGCCGTCAAGGATCTCAACCTTGAACGACGTTGCCATTGCTTGAGTAATAGCCATTAGAGGTCTCCAATTAAATGTGCGATTTCCGCATAGCCTTGTTGATCTAGTTTCTTACATATCATCTTGCGTTCGGCTGCTTTAGCCTCGCTCAGATACTTCACCAGCCAATAATGCAGTGCTTCCTTTGAGTCGGCACTGAGTATGCGGTTAGCCGCACGTTCTGCAATTTCTTCAACAGTGTGCTCACGGTTATCCGTGGTCTGTACAAACACACTGCCAATCTCTGATCCGCCTACGAAACTCATGTCACAGGAATCCTAGCTTGTCCAGAACGATACGCATCCTGACGATCCAAGCCATCACCGAGGCGCTTCAACTGACCAAGGGCTTCTTGGTACTTGTTCTCGTAGTACGCCATCATGTCCTCGGCACCCTTCAAGTAGGTGTATGCCTCACGGATTGAACCGTACAGCAGCACAGACTCAAAGTTGTTACCGAGCCACGACGTACCCGCATCGACAATCGATGTTGGGTAATAGTAGTAATGCAATTCCATAGTATAGGCTGCATCCGGGGTCGGCCCCAGCAACATCGTCGTGTTGTCAAAGATGGAGTAATACGCAGGTTTGCCCGTGCTGGTCGGAGGCGGATACGCTGCTCGGATGTAGTTCACATCTTTGTTGAGCAGATACTCGTAGTCCTGAGTCACAGGGTCAATTACTGCCATCGAGAACGTCGAAAGCCAGTCGGACGGCAAAGACAAATATTGGTTGCCGTTGCTCGTGCTACCCGTCACGTTTTTACGGATGGCCGGGATCTGAACCGTGTTGTAGATCCGCTCCTCAGCCAACTGCACGAACGTAGGAATGTTCGCCACGAAGCTCTGCTCCGTAGACTCACAATAATCAGTTATTAAATTTACGAGCGTAGCGTAGTTCACTTTTTACTCCATGCCCGTTTACTTTCATCCACAACGTTTAAACCATTCTGTTTAATCCACCGCCAAAAAGTGCTATGTGAAACACCTACTGTTTTAGCAGCAAAAGTTCTATTCATACCGTTTTGAACAAGTGCCCACGCTTTTCCGCAGAGTTGTGCGTATAACTGTTTATCACGTTCCCAACGTTTTGCAGCGCCAACGCTCAAATTTTTACGCCCAGTCTCACTGTGTTTAAGTCCTAAAAAACTACCGGCAGGTGGATGTCCTGCACCTTTAAACACATTGTACTGAGCAAATTTAATAGCAGTAGACTCGTAAAAAAACCGGTCTTTCACGTTACAAACAAGTAAAGGCTCAAATACAAATTTGTCCTCACCATGTTTATCCCACGCTCGTTGCAATACAAACGAAGTATGAGTCCCTTTTTTCAGAAGCAATTTATGAGCATTTATTCGGTTGAGCGGCGCTACAGTAGAACCAACATATGAATGCCCAGATACCGTATTTTTTATACAGTAAATGAGAGCCTGATTATCAGGCATATGTTTGGTCCCGACGTAGTTCATTAGCTCCAACCCGCTCGAACTTTGCCGTTGTACTGCAAATTGATCTGCGAGACGAACTTCTTACCCTTGGTGGCAGCGCCAGCACCCTTCATGTCCATGTGGGTGACGCCCTTGTTGACATCCTTTTCAGGATAGCCATTCTCACCAGTCGAGTCGGTGTTCGGCTTGATCTTGCCGGGGTTTAGTTCTTTCATGGCAGTTACTTCGGGCCAGAAGACTTACGGACCGGGCTGCGCTGGTTCATCACCTTCGCCATGTTCCGACCGTACTTCTTCATCTCGCTGTTGGTCTTGCCACCAGCCCGCATACCGTGAGCCTTGCCCGCCGGAAGCGAAGCGTGTTTTCTCAACGCTTTCATTGCATCGCCGTTCTTCATCTCAATCTCCTAGGTCGTAACGACCGTCACCGTTCCAACTTCGCCAGCCGGAGCCAGCGTATTCGGAGTTAGTTCTGCATCGAAGGATCTTGATCCTCCAACCGGGTTCCAACCCCATTGTATCTGACGGCTACCATTGGCACCGTCATTACCGACCGCAAAATAACTCGTGTCCGGTCTTGGGTTCCGTAATGCCTGCGGGTCGTCCACAGGATACAGGCCAAGAGACAACTGGGGTTGGTCAGGCTCCCAGCACTCCGGACAGACCAAGATATTCACGTTCTTGGTCTTGATCACAATCGACTTCAACTGGCGCAGTTTGTATTGAAACCCGCACCGGTCGCACATAGCGATTGCATTCTTGCCACTTGCAAACCTGTTTGGCATTAGTAGCCACCCAAGAAGCTCTCACGTGGAACGAACCGCACCGCCGCCTTTTCTCGGTCCTCACCCGCCGCGAGATCCCACGCTTCGTCGTACTGAGCCTTCAATATTTGCACACGGGCATCAGCACCGGGGATCTTCATCGACAGCATATAAGCCAAGCCTGCAACCATACAGGGCAGGAAACGGAACGGGATATCTTGCCCATTCACGCCTGTACCGGGGTCAAACATCCGCCGCAACCGCGTGTAGTACAACGTCCACGTTGTCGAGTTGTCAGGCTTCGGCCAAACCGTAAACTGGGGTTTCACCACCACATTGTCTGCACCCGTAGCACCCGTACGCCGATTGATCCAGATCTGGATCGGGCGACCTGTCGCATTCTTGTTGGGAATGGACACGTAGGTACTGGATGAAATGCGCGAGATGTTGATGTCCTGCTGGTTCGTGCCAGACCCAGTGCGGATCACATGGTCAAGCAGGTCAACGGTGTCAGGTTCAAGGTCGTACGTACCGACGTTGTAGGTCAGCGTCTTGGTACCTTCTTCCAGCGTCCAGAGGTTGATGCCTCGGTTCGACCAGTCCATCAGGAGCAGGGCAAGACTACGCTTAGCGGTACGGAAGTCATAACCCGTACGCAGTTCAGCACCGCAACGCTCGAATGCCTCTTCGATAATCGTATTGAGGTCGAGGTTGAAGTCTGTCGTAGCTGTAGTCTTGTCTACCATTACTTGCCTCGTTCTTCCATCAACTTGACCCGCACTTGCAGGTCGTGGATGTCTTCCATAATGTCGTCTTTAAGTTCCTGACGACGAGCGGCGCTCAAAGGGCTATCGGTAGGTACACCTTCTGAAGTAATCAATGCGGGCATCTTGCTCTCAACCGAAAGCAGGCGATTGTTAAACGATGCGATTTCCGTCAGTAGCCAGCCCACAGCGGCCAGCAGGACTGGGAACAGCATATCCACAATCTTCTGCATGTTCACTTAGATGCCCTCACCACATCATCGCCTTTAGTGACGGTGACATGATCGCCCTCAACGTCCACTCGCATCGGCATTTCTTTCCGATCCAGCCGGTCAAGCTTGGTGATGAGTTCGTTGATGACTTTAAATTCTGGCTTCTCTTCCTTCTCGACCGTACCTGCGATGCCATTCAACATCGAGATCAAGGCGGTCAGAGATGCGCCTAACAGCCCCATTACGGCAGCGATCTTATCGTTGTCCAAGAAGAGACTAGAAACAACACCGATCACGACGATAGCCGTAATGTACTTCAGGCCGTCTTTGCCGATAG